ATGCCGGCAGCTCTCACATTGCAGGAACGAGCACAATGCCTGCTGATTGTCAGAAATCGACAAGTCAGTGAGGGCACCGCAGTTCCTGCTTCTAGTGTGAGCAAATACGCAAACGACCCCGTGGGGTTCGTAAGAGATTGCTTCAGTTGGAAGCCCGGAGAAGGTGCCACCCCCTATCAAAATGATATTATGCAAGGCCTTGTGGAACACAGGCGCGAGAGCGTTCGTGGTCCTCATGGTCTCGGCAAGACTGCTTTAATAGCTTGGATGGTGCATTGGTTCGCACTCACTAATGACGGTGTAACCGATTGGAAGATACCTATCACAGCAAGCGCTTGGCGGCAGCTCACGAAGTTCGCGCTGCCAGAGGTACACAAGTGGGCAAGACGCTTGAATTGGAGTGTCATTGGGCGCCTGCCTTACAACGAGCGCTATGAACTCACTAAGGAATCCCTTCACTTAAAGACAGGCGAAGCCTTTGCTTTGGCAAGCGATAACTCTACCATGATAGAAGGTGCTCACGCTTCGCGCATTCTTTATATCTTCGACGAGTCGAAAGAGATACCCGTGGCCACATGGGACTCTGCCGAAGGCGCGTTCTCGATTGGAGATACCTATTGGCTATCTGCCAGTACACCTGGTGAGCCGGTTGGTCGCTTCTATGATATACAGGCTCGGAGACCTGGGTACGAGGATTGGCATGTTCGCCACGTAACCAAACAAGAAGTAATCGATGCGAACAGAATGTCGCCAGAGTGGGCGGATGCAAGAAAGAAGCAGTGGGGTGAGCAATCTGCAGTTTATCAGAACCGCGTTGTGGGCGAGTTTGCCTCGTCAGAAGCAGACGGTGTGATTCCACTCACGTGGGTGGAGGCAGCCAACGAGCGTTGGTTCGAAATTATGGATGTATCAGAGTACAGCCCAAATATAAATTATGAGAGTAAACTCAAAGAGACTCACCCTGAACTTGCATTCCTATGCGTGGGTGCAGATATTGCTCGCTCTGGTGAGGATAAGACTGTTTTGGCTCCACGCTACGCGAATGTGATTCCCGGCCTACGGGTCACAACCCGAGAAGACACGATGCAGACTACGGGCAGGATCAAGGGCATCCTTGATGCAAATAAAGGCAAAGCCCTTGTCGATGTAATCGGTATCGGAGCAGGGGTCGTAGACCGCTTACGCGAAATGAAGTATCAGGTTATACCCTTCAACGCGTCAGAGCACACAGATTACATGGACTCAGCTAACGAGCTGGGATTTATCAACTGCCGCTCCGGGTCATGGTGGCACATGAGAGAGCTCTTAGACCCTGCTAACGGACACAACATCGCGCTCCCGCCTGATGACCTGCTCACAGGTGATCTGGTTTCACCACATTGGAAGGTCACTTCTGGGGGTAAGATACAGGTCGAAGGCAAGGATGACATAAAAGTACGGATCGGGCGCTCAACGGATTATGGCGACGCCGTGGTTATGGCGTTCTTTGATAACAACTTCCTTTCGCTGCAAAGCTGGACAGAGGCGCTAAAGCGTTTCACGCCGGCTATAAAAGTTACAAGAGGTGTGAGATATGGGAATAATTGATGCGTTAAGAGGATTTGCGCAAGGAATGCGCACGACCGTGCCTAACTCACGAAGTATAACCACATTGCCTGGAACAGGGCTTATAGATGTGGTCGATACGTCGAAACCGCCAACACGCTACAACGTGCCTGGGAACTGGTCTCGAGCTTTGCTCGGGCCTGGGCAGCCTTTCTCGTCTGATTCTTCACAAACTGCTCGCGGAAAGGACGCCGAGAACGAACCTCGCTCCTTCCAGTACATCTCGTCAGTGAACAGCACGATGTCTCCACGTCTTGCGTACGGTTTGGCCGCGTTTAGTGATTTACGTGCATACGCAGAGTCTGTGCCAGAGGTCTCAATGTGCTTACGCCTGCTGACTGAAGAAATGAAAGCCTTTGTGCCCACTATCGTCGACGACACGAAGACGGAGATCAAAGACTCGAAATACGAGTGGATGATCGAGAGGCCGGATGGGTTCAACCCCTTCCCGGTCTGGCTTAGCAAGTTCTTATACAACACTCTCATTTATGACGCAGGTTGCGCGTACATGGTGCGCAATAGTCAGAAGAAGATTGTTGGCTCCCGTGTAATCGATGGTTCGACTATCTTCGTTGTAATCGACGAGAGAGGCGAGCAGCCAAGACCACCGGCGCCTGCCTTCCAGCAGATTATCTGGGGCGTTCCACGGTTATTCATGAACACCCGCCAACTCTGGTACAAGCCTCGGCATTTACGCGCTGATGCTCCCTACGGGAGGTCGCCTATCGAAGATAGCCTACCTGCAGTAAAACTGCTGCAGTCGCTGTGGGACTATGAGTATCAGAAGTATCAAGTCGGTAATATTCCTGAAATGGTATTTACGGTTCCAGAGAACTGGAAAGACAATGTAGACCAGATCCTCGAGTTCGAACTCGCGTTCAATGCTCGCATGGCAGGTAATACAGAGGAGCGCGTGCGTGCACGATTCCTGCCTGCTGGCATGACCACCCTTAATACTAAGGAACTCACGTTTAATAAAGAAAGCTACGACGCTGCCACGAACGCAGTTCGCATGTCATTCGGCATCCTGCAATCTGAGGTTGGCGAGGGCCCCAATGCAGGTCTTGGTGGCAAGGGCTACGCTGAAGCGATGCAATCTGCATTCTATAGAATGGGGCTAGCTCCGCTTATATCATATGTGGAGAGTCACTTCAATGACATCATTGCCATGAACATGGATAACGGCATGAAGTTCAAACTGGAGTTTCCTGCGGAAAGTTTGGATCCTTCCAAGGAAGAAGAGAAGTTCGCGACACGCTTCCAGATCGGCGGCATCAAGCGCGACGAGTATCGGCAGGGCATTGGCATGACAGCGCTTAAGGGTGAGGTAGGTGAATTCATTGTACAACCCGGTGGAGCCGGGGGTGAGGGTGAAGACCCGTTCGGTGCACCGGGTAAACCCGGGATGATTAACGTGGGCAACTCGAAGAACGTGCAGGTCAGGCGACCTCTCAAGGTCCTCGACAACCCGCTCAACGTTTTGAAGAATCCTGTGCCAGTCAGCAAGCTAGAAGGTTCCCCTGCTCTTACAGAAGAACAAGCCAAAGAAGTTGGTGACAGACTAGGAGTGGATTGGGACTCCTTTGATTTAGGTGAATTTGCAATAGGCCTTGGAGATGAGCAAGAACATGCTGATACCGTTGGAAACGACGTCAACATGATAGCGCAAATCGCGTTGGACCACATGAGCGAAGACCCGCAGTATTATACGAAACTGAAAGAGCTATTTAACAAATTCGATAGTGTAACGCTTGCTAAAGCGATAGGCGTAGACCCTGAAGACGACATGCTGTTTGGCACGGAAATCGTGAACATACAGGACGTCAAGATGCCGCATCAAGGTGCGAACGAATCCATGATTGTCAGCATTGGGAGTGGCGCGATGGACTCGCGTCCCGCGGTCTGGAAGCCCGCAAGCGGTGAGAAGCCTGAACTCGTGGAGTTTGTAGGTGGTGAGTTGTTCCGGCGTGCCGAGGCAGTCTACCTGCTTGACCGAGAGCTCTCACCTGATGAGAAGCACTATCTCGTGCCACTTTCGTACATGACCCAGCAGGGCGACGACGAGGGCAGCGTGCAGCACTATATAACGCACCGTAAACCTCGCAAGGTTGTTACAGCTTATGAGCCGGAGTGGGTTGAGCGTGCTGCTGTGCTTGACTACATCTCAGGGCAGCTTGACAGAAAACAAAAGAATTATCTCACACACCCCTACAACGAGAAGCGCCCTGTCTTGATAGACAGTGAGCTATCGTTCTCGCCTGATGCGAAGAAGCGGATCAAAAGTTCCTTTGTTGAGGCGTATCGTGGAGAGCCCCTCGCAGATAAGACCCTTGACAGCATCTTCCTAGCATTAGGCAATCACGACCTGTGGGAAGACCTGCAAACCTGCCTTGACGACGAGCAGGCTGTTAGCAACGCGCGCGCAAGAGCGCAGGAGATTTTAGATGCAGGTATGCTGCCGAAGGCGGACAGCGCGTCGCGCCAGATACTCGTGAAGTATGATGAGAGTAAGCATCCGCGTAATGAGAATGGCGAATTCATAAAGTTTGACGAGAGCGAGCATCCTCGTGATAAGGATGGTGAATTCACGGACGCAGGCGGAGGTAGCAATAGTGGCGCAAACCCAAAAGGTGAAGCACCTGCCGGTGAAGATAATTCGACAATTAAAGACACGGTGTTATCAATAGCTAAAGATATTGCTGATGCTAAAAACGAACATTGTTATGTTGTAGATCCTGAAACAGGGAAAGTTTTGAGTTCAAAAGAGGGGCATAAATATGGTTTTAAGATGGATGAGGGCAATGAATTCTATAAAGGAAAAGTGACAATGCACAATCATCCTGGCGGCAGCGCGTATGCTAGGTTTTCAGAAACAGACATCTGGAGTGCGCATCTTGTGGGTGAAAAGCAGATGAATATAGTCGCGGGAGATTATATAGTTTCTGCTACACTCGAACCAGGATGGGAGATGACAAATCATCAGGTGTGGAAAGCCAATGAGTATATGCAGCAAGAGGTTGGAAAACTCAGGGGAAACGACAATTTCCATTATTTAGAAAGTTGGGGCGCTAAAAATCCTGAGATTCAAAAACTATACGTTGAAGCGTATAAACTTCTTGGCTTGAATGTGACCTACACGAAGTGGAGATAAGATGGATAAAAACGTGAGTTTAGTTGATGACAGCACTTTGGATGCAGAATGGCAAGCAATTCTTGACGGTGCTAAGAAATTAGCAGAAGAGGAAGCTGATGGCCTCACGAAGTTCGACGAAGCCGAGCACCCTCGCGACGAGAACGGTGAATTCACCGACAAAGGTGCTGGCGCAGGGGAAAAGACCTTTAGTGCCGCAGTAAGAAATAATAAGGATGGGGAAACTTCTGTTATAAATTCCAAATATAAATCTAAGCAGGAATTCCGTCAGGATTTGAACCGGAATGGTTATAGTGTTGTTGGCAGGGTTACTGAAGAAGAGCCGAAGGAGCAGGCAGCGCCTGCTGCGCAGGAACTTGACTACGACCAGAAGTATGACTGGGCGACTAAAGTGGTCACAGGTGAGCTCGCAGGTAAAATCAAGAATAATGAGTTATTGACTGATATGCAGTCATGCGCAATGGGTGACGAAACGGAAGAAGAGTTTACGTCACACTTCTCGGCTTCGGCGGAGCAAGACACGCTGCCAAAAGCGAAGAAGCCGACATCAGACGATTCCGGCTGGATGTTCCACACAGACTCCGGCAAGATGCCGCCTGAAATGATGTACTTCTTCCAGCAGCATTATAAGAAGAACGGCGATGGAAGCCAAATTATTCTGCCGAGTGAGTTGCGAGAATATTCCAATGGGGTTTTAGACGAACAAACTCTTAGTGGTATTTACTCAAAGAATTTAGATGGCAAATACTTTCAGTGGGAGCGCTCCGGCGGCTTGAATCAACTGCGGTTGAAAAATAAATATAAGTTCTCCGCCGCTGGCATTGCTTCCGTAGAGGAATCGAGGCTGAAAGCGCTTAAGGATGCTGGCATGACTCCTAAGCGGCTTTATAAAGAAATTCAGAAACTCCGACCAACCGCGAAAGCAGAGTCCTAATGCGCCAAACCGACTACCGCCGCCGCAACACCATGCTCAACGAGCAGATAGCTGAAGACCTGCAGCAGGCTGCTCAGGCAGAGCTTAACTGGCTGTTCAGGCAACTGCGATACAAGGTCAGGCGCTTGGACGCGCGTCGCGCGAAAGTGGTCACAGGGCGGCCAGCGTTGTGGAAGTTCGATCCGAGCGAAGCTCGCGACGCGGACGGGAGGTGGACCACCGGAGGTGGGGGTGAAGATAAGCACCGTCAAGCAATCCTGTCTGGTATGAGTGGTCGCTGGAAAGGTTACATCAATATATTCCGAGACCTTGATATGGACGCGAGTACGTTCGATGAAAAATTGAACGAGCTTTTGCACGATGGGGTTATAGAGCACAAAGAATCAGTTAATCCGGGCAGGAATGCTGACGTTGACCTGTATAGGATAAAACTCTCAAAATCCTTCCTCGTCCCCTCGAGCTCACGCCTGCAGAAGTCTTACATTGTGTCAGGGAACCTGTGGGATACGTTCGTCGAACGTATGACGAGGGCTATCCTAAAGGCGCTCAAAGACGGGGTCATCAAGTTGTTCGACCTGCAGCGCAAGCACGCCGGCGGGCCGGAACCGGTGGAGTATAGTTCAGAAGCATTTGCGAAGCAAATAGAACCCGAACTCGGTAAGCGTATCGTGGGTGAGACTGACACGATAAAACGCATGGTAGGACGACGTGTGGTGGGTTGGTACAACTCCCCGGGTGCTACGATGCAGTCCTTGGTAGATCAGTTAAAGCCGACCTTCGGTGAGACGCGAGCGAGGCTCATTGCTCAAACTGAAATCACGTACCTCGATAGCGCCGTGAAACGCATGACCGCCGAGAAGACCGGTGCAACCGAATGGTGGTGGTCCTCACGGAGGGACAGCATTGTGTGCGTGAAGCCGTTGATCGGACCCGATGGGCAGATTTACAAGGGCTGTCGTGAGCTGCATGGCAAGGTCTTTAATATTGGCTTACCGATGCCACCTGGCGGAAGCCATATTGGCTGCAGGTGTGGGGCAGTCATCATGCGTGTGAAGCGCGTGCGCGCGGATAAACCTGCTACGCAGGTCATTGAAGGCTTAATGAAGTTCGACGAGTCGGAGCACCCTCGCGCCAGCGACGGGGAGTTCACGGATAAGGGCGCGGGGAGCGGCAACGGGAGCGTTGTGTTATCAGAAACAGCCGAGAAATTTTTGAGTACTGACAGAGAAAAGCTTGAGACGACTGATGAAGAAGAAATAAAAAGACTGAACCAGTGGGCAGAGGACTATGAAAATTCAAATAGAATGTGGAGAGAGGCGATTGCGAACAAAACTAGCCCTGGTGGAGTAGTTCAGCGTCCTTGGAATTTTGATGACGAACCCGAATGGTCTATAAACGCTAGAGATGCGTATGTTGTAAACGACCCGAGAACCCTGCGGCGCAATAGCGCTCTAAGGAAAGGTGAATCCGTACCTGAAAGCTGGACTAACCAAATTGACAAATGGACACAATCTTCTACAATTGCCAAAGACACTACGGTTTATCGAAGCGCTCTTTTTAGTGATAAACAGCTAGAAGAATTAAAGGTTGGGGGCTCATTCGTAGATGACGCGTATATGTCAGTTTCGAACGATATTGATTTAGCCAAACATTATGCTGGAATTAGACAAGAAAAATCTTCTGGTAGCGCCGCTTTATTTTATATTTCTGTTAAGAAGGGTCAGGAATGTGGAGACGCAGGGCAGGATGAAATTGTATTCCCGAGAGGAAGCAGCTTGATTATAACTAAAATAACTCCTCCCTCGAGCAATTCACCATTAGACGAGAATTCTTATTGGAGGATTTATGCAAACAAGTAAGATTAAACCGATGAGCAGGCTTGTGTGGGAGTCGTTGGACTTCGAGTGGCTTCATAAAGCTGACTTCACGAAATTCGACGAGAGCAAGCACCCCCGCAGGGGCAAGGGGCCGCAGGGTGGGGAGTTCGCGTCCAGGGGCACAGGGAGTGCGGGGGGCAAGTGGAATCATTACACGAGCGCAGAGAACGCAACGTCTATCCACAAGGAAGGTTTCAAAAATTTCTCGAACGGCATGTTTGGGCAAGGTGCTTATTTTACCTCAAAGAGTGATGACAGACCCGGAAAGGCGCGTGTTTCTGCAACATCAAATCTCAAGAACGTGCTGGAAACGACTTACGAGGACTTCCCTTCTAAGTATGAAGAATTGACTGGCGAGAAGTATTTGGGCGGGAACGGACACGAAGAAGAGTACCTGCAAGAGCTTGGGTATGATGGTGTACACGTGGCTGATGTTGAAAAAGGCGAAGATTGGCTTGTTGCGTTTGACCCAAAGGGCATAAACGTAGAACTAGAGGAGGTTGTCTAATGTCACGACCAGGATTTGTACCAATGGAGCTAACCTCCGCAGAAATCAAACTTGTGCTGCGGCTTAGACAGTTAAGGAAAATTGGAGAGACAAGGCTTTTTATGGTAACGACCTCACCCTTATCACTTTCAGTGATGGGTAGCATTGAGTTACTTGAAAACTGCTATAGTGGTAGCAGTATGCAATACGAGAGGTAAATATGCAGCTAACAATCCCGAACTTATGGAAAGCTAATACGATTACTGACATCAATATAGTGAAGGCCACCTATCCAATGGTTATCCTACGAGTAGGATACGGCTCCGAGAAGGATGAGAAGTTCGAAGAGAATTACAAGAAGCTAACCGACGCGGGCGTGCCTGTGGGGGTGTTTTATTTTCCATTAGACCAGTACACCTCGAAGTATATGGTAGATTTGTGCATCAAGTGGATGACAGGCAAGACAATTCAGCTTCTGGCTCCTGATGTGGAACACCCTGCTCCGGGATACGGAAACACACTAAGCAAAACGACTGTAGACGGTTTCATCGCCGAGTTCGAAAAACGAGTGGAAAAGCCGGCTATTTACTCGAGTCTTGCACGTTGGCTAGAAATAATGCAGAACACCGCGCAATATGCAGGTTATGTAAATTGGGTTTCAAACCCGGGCTCTGCAAGCCCTGCAATGCCAGCAGGCTGGACCACCTGGGGACTCTGGCAGTTCTTGTTCAACCAGGACGTGCCAGGTATTACTGGCGGCGTGGATTTGAATTACTTTCATTCTGAAGAGCTAGCAAAGCTAAAGCCATTTACGATCGGGGAACCCCCACCAACGCCTGAAACATCCAACGTGTTATGGGTAGGCAGGGTGAATGGCTCACTCGGCTTGAACGTTCGCGCAACCCCTGCTACTAATGGTAAGTACCTTAGAACCCTGTCATATCTCACGGATGCCAACGTGTACGAAGTACAAGGCACTTGGGCTAGGATTAACTCTGCGAAGCAGGAATGGTGCTATATCGCCCCTGACTGCCTTGTCAAGAAAGTGGTTGTTCCCATCCTGCCTCCTGTTGTATTGCCACCTGCTTCCGGCGGGGCAATTGATGTTAGCACGTTCCCGTGCTTCTCGCAGCGCGACCCAAGATGGGCAAGCGACAAGCTTGGGACCTCTGATTCCACTATGGGCGGCTGGGGCTGTGTTGTGACCGCTAACGCGACTATCTACAAGTATTACGGTATTGATACGGACCCTGGGCGTCTCAATAAATCAATGATTGGCTGGGATGGCTACGACAATACGAATCTCTGGCGGTGGTGGACACCCTCGCTGTATTTACCAATTGCATGGGCGCGTGAGCCTGCAGGTACGACCTCACGGACGCGAATTGACCTTGTCAGGGAGCTTACATCACAGGGTATACCCCCTATCTTATGCGTGGATTTTAATCTGGCGCAGACAGACCTGCAAAGCCACTTTGTTGTGGGCTTAGGTGTCACGAACGATAATGATGTGCTGATTATGGATTCTTGGGATGGGAAAATTAAGAGTTTCAAATCCGCCTACGGGTCTCCACTCTGGGGTATATGGCGCGTAGACATTTATCGAAAGACCGGGTAGACAATTGATTACAAATAATTGCGGGGTTTATAAGATTACTAACATCATCACCGGCGGCTACTACATCGGGAGTTCATGTAATATAAGAAACAGAATTTATCATCACCGTTGGCAGTTAGTTAACAACACACATGGCAACCGCCACTTACAACGAGCATGGAATAAATATGGCGTAGACAACTTTGAATTTACCGTCGTCCTGCTGTGTGAAATAGAATATGTGATTGAAAGGGAACAATTCTATATTGACAATGAAAAACCCTATTACAATATTTGTCAAATAGCAGGAAGTTGTCGTGGGATTAAACTTTCAGATGAGTGTAAGCGCAAACTAAGCGAGGTCAATACAGGCAAGCACCACACTAGCAAAACTAAACTTAAGTTGAGTAAATTCAACAAAGGCAAACACTTGTCAGAAGAGCATAAACGCAAGATAAGTGAATCAAATACAGGAAAACACGTGCTATCAGATGAAGCACATGCGAAAATGAGCGCGGCGCATAAAGGCAAGCCGTGGTCTGATGCACGTAGAAAGGCAGACTAAAATGTACGAAACTTCACAATTAGGCGTTGTAACTACGGCAAGAGTTGATTATTCGGGAGGTAATACTGAACATCTATTATTTATGACCTCAGACCTGCACATCGATAGCGTCGGGTGCAATCGCGACCGCATGCTTGAAGATTTCAATGAGGCTAAGGCACGTGGTGCAAAAATTCTATTATTCGGTGACGTGTTTGACGCGATGCAGGGCAGGTTTGATCCGCGTCGGTCGTTAGACGAATTGCGGCCAGAGTATCGGCGCCAAGACTACTACGACTTTGTCGTAAAAGATGTAGCAAGACTGCTAGCACCGTTCGCGGATAATATCATGCTGATTTCACCGGGCAATCACGAGACGGCAGTGCTCAAGAATGCCTCGATTAGCTTGACAGACCGACTGGTTTGCACCCTCAATGACAAGTACGGTGCCCATGTAATACAGGGTGGTTATGGTGGCTGGGTTAGATTCCTATTTTACGCCGGCAAGACAGGCGGCAGGTGCTCGGTGAAAATGAAGTATCATCATGGCTCTGGTGGTGAATCGCCTGTTACACGGGGTGTTATACAAACTAACCGGCAGCAGGCCTACGTGCAAAATGCTGATATTATCCTAAACGGCCACAATCACCACTCGTACTACGTGCCGATTATCTCAGAGACTGTCTCTGACGCAGGGCGCGTGGTGTTCTTCACAACACATCATGTTCGGACTCCCGGGTATAAACAAGATTACGGCAATGGGTCTGAGGGTTGGGCCGTAGAACGCGGAATGGTCCCCAAGCCCGTCGGCGGCGCGTTTATCAAATTTGCAATCCGCGACCACGGCTTAAACCGTGGAGACGCGAAGAAAATAAACTGCGAGATCAGCGTGCAACCCGTCATCCACGCGCCTTCAGTCCTGTGACAAGTGCACTTGAGGTCACAGAATGTGTTCTCAAGTTATAGCTTATAAATGCGGAATTTTGTGTCTCACATAAACTATAAAGTGTTCCACAAAGCAATTAGTGGGTCACAAGTGAGACACAAGAATGTGAAAGGATAAAAGTGATTATCTATCTCGCGGGACCAATTCGCCCGAAGGGCGACCAGACACTCGAAGGCAACGTGGCTAAAGCTAAAAGCATTGCACTTGAGCTCTGGAAGGCGGGTTACACAGTCATCAGCCCTCACGCCAACAGCGATCTGCCGATTGCATTGGCGGACAAGGAACTTGACTCGTCAAGATGGTTGGCTGGAGATCTCGAAATCATTGCTCGCTGTGATGTCATAGTTGTATTGCCGAATTGGGAGCAGTCTGAGGGTACAAAGAAAGAGATTGCCTTTGCAGAGGGTAGAGATATTCCGGTCTCGTACTATCCGGAGTTGCCGAATAACCCGCTGGTGTAATGGCAGCACGCCCGCCTTTGAAGCAGGCAGTGGTGGTTCGACTCCACCGCGGGTTGTTATTGTGTAAGAAACGTGATAGTATTAATATATGACAATTGCCACATTGAAAACATGACAATTGCCACAATGGCAAAGGAGACTGCTATGCGTGACCCTGCTAGAATTCGTCGAATCTTAAAACTAATTTCAAAACTTTGGCATGCAAACCCTGACCAGCGTCTTGGGCAGTTGCTTTTCAATTACGCCGAGTTTGAGGATGGCGACTACCATGTAGAAGACGAAACGACAGAATTGCGTTTGACTGTCGCATGTGAGAAGATTAACAAATGAACATTTTTGGATGGTTTATACCTGTTAGTACAATGGGCATTATTGTGCGTGTCATCGGATATTTAGTATTCCTTTTTGTGGTTATAATTGAAGTCGAGGAGTGTAACCGCGGTGATTAATAAATTGCGCTGCAGCGGGTTGTAAAATGTGATAACTTATGACTTCCAAATGCGACATAAACACTAAAAAAGAAGGTATAATTAGTTTACTAGGGGCTGACGAGGTTCGCCTATCGTTTCACCTAAACGATGCGATAGTAACCCGGATGCAACTTCCGGCAGCTCCACATGGTGTAGTTCCTACGCCTCTCAGCGATGCGCACCTTGGGAACCCCCGAAAAGCCTACCGGCGGGCCCTAGTTCACCGGCTATTCGCTTAACTGCAATTTTGGCATAATTGCACCTCTGATTGCACTTTAACAGACATAAGAAGGTAGGTAAAAATGCTACTCGTAGGAATGCTGATCGGTATTATTTTGACAATCGCCTCAGTGCTAGCACTGTACATCATGTCGATAGAGACAGATGAGGGTGACGAGTGGAAATGGAAGCAATTTTGAGCTTAATGTCGATAAATTGCTAGAACATTTATTCAATTTTATGATATAATAAATGTAGAATATACGTGACCCGAAGATACACGGCGTTCTCTCTTGAGAGGACGCCGCTTTTTATTAAGGAGATAATATGCCGGAACCGATTAACATGTTCATCCCCATCCAAAAAGTAAATGCCGCGCGGCGTGAGGTGTGGGGTTTTGCCGCAATTGAAGAGCCAGATAATTCTGATGAAATCCTAGATTATGAGTCCTCCAAACCACACTTCTTAGATTGGTCTAACAAGGCGCAGAAGCGCTCAGGTGGCAAGAGTTTTGGCAACGTGCGCTCAATGCATCAAAATATTGCAGCCGGAATATTACTTGAGCTGCGACCCGATGACGTAAGCAAGGGCTTCTATGTTGGCGCTAAAATCATCGACGACGGCGAGTGGAAGAAAGTCGAGAGCGGTGTTTACACAGGCTTCTCGGTCGGCGGGTCGTACATCAAACGATGGTCAGACTTCAGAAATCCTGGGAAAATGCGTTACACGGCTAAGCCGACTGAGCTCTCTATAGTAGATTCACCCTGCATACCATCCGCCACATTCGAAATGGTGAAAGCTGACGGCATCAGTAAGACTGTGCACTTCAAGCCTACCAATGGTGAGAACATGATAGAGGTTGTCAGAGATAGCAGGCTTGTGAAAGTCGTGCGAGCGGGAGAGCTCACTAAGTGGGAAGAGCAAAAACATCCACGCGCCAAAGATGGTGAGTTCACCAGCAAGGGCTCCGGCGCTGCCGGGGGTGGTAAAACCATTGATAACACAAGTCATGAAGAGTTGCGCACAGAGTCCATGCAACGGCAAAAGGATATAAAGACCCTTTCGGACGTTAGAGGCAAGATGCGTGGCGAGCAAGATAAATTTCAGGCTGGGCAAAGCAAAGCACCTGCTAAGCAGCCTGCTCACGACCCCGCCGAAGACGGCACGTTCGGTCAAGGCGGCTGGACCGGGAATATTGACAGTAATGGCAAGGAAGAACCTATTCCACCGCGTGCTGAGAACCGCATTGGCGGAAAAGAGTTAGACGAGCAAGGCGGCACGCCTGCGAAAAGCAAAGATGATGATTGGGCTTCAGACGACGAGACATTAAAGGAAGGTGAAGACCAATATTCTGGCCTGCCTAAAAGACCAAAACCCGAAAGTCGTTTCTTTGACCCTGTACGACAAGGCAAAGCGCCTGCGGAGCAGCCTACTGCTAAAGAAAAGGAACAGCGAGTAAAGGAACTGAATTTCCAAATTGAACAAATGGGCCGTCAACGTGACAACCCCGAGTTCTCGTACGCGCGTGACGAAATGGTTGGTGGGATAGAGCGTCGCACGAAAGAGTTAAAAGAGTTGCAGGGTGGTGCCGCCGAAGGCAAAGCACCTGCGGAGCAGCCTGCTTCCTCTTCTGACCAAGCCCGTGCGGATACAGCGTCTGACAAATATGGTCAGAATCTCGCAAGAGAACATGACCGAGCCGTCGAAAGACGAATGAAAATTGCTGAAAGGCTCTTTCAAAGCGGTCGTAATTGGCATAAAATCACAAAAGGAGACGTTATGAATAAACTTGAAAGGATTTATGAAGTCCTTGATGGCCTCGAGGAAGAGCTTCAGAAGGCAGATATTCCCGACTCCCCTGAACCTATCGCTGATATTCCCCTAAAGGGAGAATACGGCTCGGTTACAGTGGAGCAAATGCCAGCCCCAAGTGTGCTGCTCGAAATTGAGCCAAATTCTGAACCCTCGCAGGAAGTCCTTGCGACGCACGCAGTAAAATCGGAAGACCTGACCAAAGCGTTTGACGCCTGGCTGCCTAAGGTTGGTGTATTAGTGAAATCTATCGTAGCTGAGGCAGTTGCCGAGGCTATGGATGATTTAGAGAAATCTTCTGCGCCCGCGCGGAAAATTCGTGTTGTTAATAAGTGAATAGGAGAATCATGGCTAAAAAGTTAGTAAAGCAAGAAGGCCAGGCGGGTGCAATCGGAGCTGCCCGCGATATGGTCGCCCAACTGCAAACTCAGGCACAGAACGGTCAAATTGACGGTGCTATGCTTGACCAGCTTGAGGCAATTTTGAATGTAAGCGTTGACACTGCGAAAGATGAGCAACCGAAGCTCAAGGCAGAAGCCGACGCCGCCCCGGACGTGCCAGAGGTTGAAGCCCCTGCCCCCGCCCCAGATGCAGAGACGCCCGAAAAGACCCCCGACGAGTTCGGCAAGGTAGATGAGGCATTACCCGAAGAAGAAGAAACTCTTCCAGAGGAAGAAGAAAAGACCAAACCAGAGCAAGAGGAGCCTACTATGGAAAAAGACATTGTTAGTAAGGTTGAACCTGCGACCGCACGCCCACCGCGCGTGAACCTGCAGTTCGACAAGGTAGACGACCTCAACTCTCGTTTGCCTGAGTTTATCAAAAATATGGAAACCGGACAGGTTGCTAAGGCGCAAAAAGTCGCAGGCAACGACACTCGTGATTTCGATACCATGTTCAGCATGGCACAGCACGCGTTGCTTGAAGAAGGCGGGTGGCGTTCCAATAACCTCACCAAGCTGAGCACCATGGCGATAGACAACGCTAGTGACGCTTTGAATAAAAGCATTACTGCCTCGTCCGTTCCGGGTATTTATCTGATTCGCCTTGCGAAGCTGATGCTCCCCGTGTACGCTGGACTCACCAACCGCATCCCAACAGATTCCCCCAAGGGAATGGGAAGCACCACGGCCACATGGCGTGCGCAACTCGGATTTGGTTCTCTTGCAGAAGCCAGCTTCTTCCGTGTACCAGAAGCTAGCATCGGCGTGAATCCCCCAACCAGCTTCTTGACTTTTGATGCCCCGTTCAATGACCTCGCGGTCAACGATTCTGTGACATTGAAAGCTTTACGCGCAAGCGCTGGATACAGCGATCCCCTGCAAATTGGGGTCATCAAGGCTATGTCCGCCCTCTTACGAGGACAGGAACGCGTTTTACTTGGCTCGAACCACACCGCAATCTCTGCCCCTGCTGCCGCCACCGTTGGCGCATCGGGTGCTCCTGCCGCAACAGTATTTGCAGCTGGTTCCTACGTCGTAGGCATCTCTGCCCTAACCTATGAAGGTTGGTTGTCACAATCCAAGGGCGGTAGCGCTGCAGTTGGCGAGACCGTTGCTACCTTCGGTGCTCAATTCGTTTTGGGTGCTGGCAGCTCCTTGAATCTCACTTGGGCTGCTGTTCCAGGTGCTGTGGCTTACAATGTTTATGTTTCAGGTTCTTCCGGTCACTTCTCCGGTTCGACTTCGAAATGGAATCAGATGGTCAACATCAACAAGGCGACTGTCTCTGCTCTATCGGCTGGCGCAAACGTCAGTCCCACAGCAGATACAACTGCCAACGAGACCTACGGTATTGAGGGCTTGCTGCAGTGGTGCTCTGGTTCAGTTATTTACGGGAACACCATCCCAGACAAGCAAGCCATCACCGACAATGCCGGCGCTGGTTTGACCGCAGGAAACGGCGGCATTACGCAGTTCGACGGAATTCTCGCAAATCTGTGGACCAAGTGGCACACTGCCCCATCAGTAATGGTTATGAGCCCTAACCTGAACGCTACCCTCGTAGGGAAGCTCCAGGGACTCGGTTCTGGCAACTTCTATCGTATCGAGGTTGGTCAGGAACGCAACACGGTCAACGGCGGCATGATGGTCACAGGGTATGTGAACAAGTTCGCCCCGTTCGCAGACGGAACACCTCGGATGATCGACGTGATTCCTCACCCCTACATGCCAGAAGGTTCTGTCATGTTCTTGTCGGAAACCATTCCTTACCCCATGGGCAACGAGAGTCGCGGCTTCGTCCGAGACGTTTTACTGCCCTACACTTATTTCCCACTGCCTTCACAGGCTGCTGGCGTCAACCAAACAACCTACAATTTCGCTGTTACGACCTCCGAAACGTTGGAATGCTTCAACCCAGGGCCGCAGGCAATGTTGCAGGGTGTGGATTATTCTGCATAACGATTATGACCAAATCGACGTCTAAGGTCACTCTTGAAGACTTCGAGGGTTTGGCGAAGGCTTTGGGCAACGCGAAAGCGCTGTTCAAGCCCTTCGCCAGTCGGGCTATGTCCGAGTGCCTCGTGGCTATTTCTGCTGAGATCGAACCTTATCCGCCACAACCAGACAGAATGCGCTCAGGACATCTTAATACCTATGTACGCGGGATGGGTTCTTATCCTAAGAGTGCGTTTATTCCTGATGTTGAGGAGCCTGGAGGCTTTTCAATTAAGAAAGGCGCGAAGGCTATCAAGCTGACGAGCCAGCAAATGGACAAAAAATATAGACAAGGGGTCAAAGTAACCAGCGACAAAGTGGTTGGTATTCTCTCAAACGAGGCAACCTATTCTGGCTGGGTAGTCGGGCCTGAAAAAGGCACCCCGCATCAAGTGTCATTCCACGCCGATACTGGCTGGGTAAATTCAGACAATGCAGTCAAGCAGGCAATGCCTGTGATAACCGACGCGATGGACGCTGCGGTTGAAGATTTTGTAGAATTTTTGGCGATGTAAAGGCAGATATGGACTACTGTACACTTGAACGAGTAAAGCAAGCAATGCACATCACCAGCGGGAGTTCCGTTGATGATGCTTTGCTCTCGCTGTTAGTTACTGCTGCCAGTCGCACTTGGGATAGACTTTGCACAGGTGTTCCTGATGGAACTGATTATTTCAAGACAGAGGATGTTGTCGATGAGCGCCTTACAGGGCAGATAGACTACATCGGTGGCACGATAATCTGCTATCCGCATAAGCCTATCATCAACAGCGTGGCCTCAATTTCTTATCAGAACAGGATTATCGACGAGGTTCATGCGGTCTCGGGAAGCCGAGTAGACTGCTACGGAGGGCGTGTGACTGCTTACCCACATGCTGCTCCAACATCGTTTCCACGCGCCTGCAGGGTTGCTATCTCTTACAATGGCGGCTTAGGTGCAACGACTGCGGACCTGCCAGCTGACATGCAGGAGGCGGTTGCAATTCTTGCGATACGCTTCTATCGTGAGGCTGAAAGTGGGGTCGGTGACGCGATAGGCGTAGCCGAGCTAACCCAGTTAGTTTATACAAAGGCCATTCCTGTTCGGGTAGCGAATGTGGCAGAGGTTTACAAACGTAGAGTGGGGTGGCGTAATGTCGCTTAAGACAGGCAACGTTGATGAAGTGATGACTAAACTCGCAATTATAGAACGCGAGATCCTTGATCCTGTATCAGGTAGAGCGGTCATTGCTTTTGAAAATATCCCATATACTGTAAGCACAGCAGACATGCCTCTCTTCGTAAATTTTGTAGGCACACTCACGGACTCAGAAATGGTGGGAAGTGATGAAGATGCTCGCACCTTCAATGATACAAGAACATATATTCTGACTCTCTACCACTCACCGTACGGCTCAGGGGTAGAAGGTGAGAAGATGGGCCTGCTCACACCCTATTTCGCACTCGTTTATGATACGTTCGCAAAGTACCCGCACTTAAAGATGATGGGTGGGATAGTAGACTCTAATATACAAGGCGACTCAGGCATGACAATCGTGAACTTCGTAGGCCAGCAGTATTATGGCATACGATTCACGTTACAAGTAACAAGCAAGACAAGACGCCCATTGGGCGATTATGAATAAAGAAAGAGGAGAACTATTATGACTGCTCCAAGCAAAGTAAGATCTACAGTTGGATTTAGGAGTATCGTTTTATACGAACTCAACCCCAGTTCCTACCCAATTGGGGCGGCAACCCTAGAGGCTCAAAATCCCTACGTGCCATTCGGCACCGGAGGCTCTTCAATTTCGGGCTCAACCGTCGCTGTGCCTGCTGGTGCAGTGGTCTCAGGCTCTATTGGGTATTATGGCATCAAGTGGTCTGGTGCTAAAGTATTGACAATCAACGATCCCACCCCACGCGTCATGGCGCACGTCGGCGACGATGGTGTTATCTGCTTGCAGGTTCTACCAGCTCTCGAGCCCGCCAATGGTGAACTCCGTTTGGATAAGACCAATGACATCGTGGACGCCATCTCAGCCAACATCAAGAAGTTCACTGTCGCGGAAGCTAACATTCTTGGATCCATCACTGGACAAAGAGGATTTGAGAACCAGGTTGGCGCTTTAGCCTACGCATTCGCGCAGGACACTGACCCTGACTCCAGCCAGTTTGGCTCGTCTGTGTGGGACTTCCGTCTCTTTCCTAAAGCAACTGTGTTCGTCCGTGACACGGGTTACACGCAGGAAGTCAACGAGCGCACTTACTCGTTCACACCTGCTTACTGCGTGCAGCACTTGTGGGGCACCGCTTTCTCGATTGCAATAGAGGGGTTCACCCGTGCACAAATCGTACGAGGCGTAAGCCAATACAAACCAGTGCTCGTGTCCTTCTTAGGCGACGGTGCAACCCTTGCGTTCCCGTTTGATTCCGCTAAACCCGCGGCCGCAGTTGGCAAGATTGCAGTTTGGGTCAATGGAACATTGAAGACCATCACAACTGATTATTTATCAGCAGTTGGTGGTATTAGCATGAAAGTCGCACCCGCTGCGAACGCAGTTATCTGTGTGTTCTATGAAACAGCCTAACCTATAAAGGAGATTATCATGAGTGAGAAACAAACGACACTCACCTACAATCTCGACGATGCCGAGGTTACGATTACGGTCGTAAGAGCCTCGGCTAAAATCGGCATTGAACGGTACCTGCTAGCGAGTAAAGGTTCTGATGAGAACAAGGAAGAAACAAGTGAAGCGCTCAAGATTTTGCGCTTAATGTTGTATCCAGATCTAACTTCAGCAACAAAAGAAGTTATTGGCATTACATTCCCCCTTACTTTCGAAGAATTCGTTGAACTGCCAGAGGAGCTCATGAATGTGTGGGCGGACGCTGTTTATAAGTGCAACCCGCAATGGAGGTTGGCACAACCAGAGACCGTCGACCCTTTACAAGTCGAAAAGACGAAGCCCTCAAAGAAAGGGTAACCGCCTATTGTGCCGATAAGAGTGATGATGAACTTGCAAAAGAGCGATTCATTCCCTTGCTCGAAGGTGACATGGGTGATTTCGAAGAGGCATGGAAATACTTTCTATTGATGGAGGCCACCGACTGGAAGCATTTGCCGAAGGCAGGTGGGCTCGAAGAACAGGACGAGGTACTCATGAACAATATATTCGCGATTACATCGTTTGTGCGTAAAATACAGAAAGTGAACAACAATGGATGAGAAGAAACTACGACTCCTCATAGAAGCTGTCCTTGACGAAAAGGGTTTTAAGCAGTCTGAAGAGGCGCTTAAGAAGCTCGGTGCTCAGACTGCTAATGCAGGCGAAGTCACAAAGCAGGCGAGTAAGAACCTCTCCTCATTTATGGACAAGTCTCTAAGTTTCTTAGGGACTGTAGGCTCAGTCGTAGGCGTAGTTGCAGGCGGGATGGCCCCGATTGCCAAATCTGCGCAGGATTATGTAAACAGCGTAAAGCTAGCGAACGCAACCTCCCGTGAATGGTTGGCTACCACCAGCCAAATAGAACAGGCGCAGATAAAAGTGAACAAGGCGAACGCCGAGTTCTTTGGGCCCATCTACTCCAAGTACGGTGACTTAATGAAGAAAGTGGGCGATTGGGCTGAGAACAATCCGGAGGGGGTGGTAGCTGGCACAGGAATCGCAGGTGCTGTAGGAACTATTGGTGCCTTGAATATATTAAAGGCAATTGGTACAAAATTAGGAATACTCGGTGGTGGTGCGGCTGCAGATGGAGCAATAAACACTTTTGGTGGGGTTGGAACAGCAACATACGGACCCGCAGCAGCCCCAGCAGCAGGTACCGCGGCGGCGGCAGGTGTTGGTGTAACCGTATTAGGTGCTACGGCGTCAGTTCTTGCTGGTCTTGGATTAGGCTTCAAAATAACCGATATGTTGTCGCAGACAGATTGGGGTAAGGAAAATAACGTCCCGTCATTTAATAAAACCGCTGTTGCCGGAGCAAGCGTGGTAGGGGATTTCTTAGACAAGCTAGACGAATGGATTGGCACCGACCCTGTGACTACTGGCAGAGGACAGATAATGGGAAGCACGGTTGGGGGTGTATTGGGGGAGTTTGATACTGTAAAAGGAGACACCTTCTTCGATAGACTTGTAAATGCCATGAAGGCAGGTCTTGGTATTGCAACAAGTGGCACCGTCACAACATCTGGTGGGGCGAACGACCCAAACGATAAATCAAATTTCAAGTCTCTTGAATTAACTAAAGCACAAATGGACTTCCGTAAGCAAGAGCTTTATGCACAGCAGGATTACATTCGCTCATATGGCTATGCAGTATCTGATTTCAACCGCAACAGAATTTATCAGGAAATGGATTACCAACGTCAGATTGGCATCTCAAGTAGAAACTTTAATATTCAGCAAGCGCAGTCAGAACGCATGTTCTACCTGCAACGGGCTATCGCACTAAGAGATTTCCAAATCTCTGTCAGTAGAAATGACTACGATTACGCGGTTTCTCGTAAGCGGGCACAGGAAGATCAGAATTTCAGTTTGAAGCAGATTATGATAAGTGGAGACGCTTTGGCGTACTATTACTCACAGCGTCAATTCAACATCAATAAGACGCGTGCAGAAGAAGATTATCAGTTGCAGAAACAGCGCTCACAGGAAGACTTCAACCGCTCGCAAGGTGACAGCCTAATGTTCTTCGGGATCGAGCGGGCATTCACTAAACAGCAGTTCGATATTTCTATGGCAGATCGTGCACTAGAGTATCAGATAATGCGTGATAGGGCAGCGTGGGAATTTGAGAATATAACCTTAAAACGCATGAACGAAGAGTATGGCATTGCGGCGAATCGCCGGATGGCTGCGTTCAATGAATCAATTTTGCCTGAGTTTATACAGGAAGAAAAGTTGAAGCTTATCTACCAAACCATGTATCGAGATGTATCCATACAGGGCTACATAGACGCCGCAGGCGCAATGCAAACTTATTTTGGCAAACTTGTAACTGCGTATTCTAACGCCGGATATGCGCCGGGTGCAGCGGCAGGGAGCGTTGGTATGGGTAATGGAGATGGTGGAGGCAGTGGCGGTGGCGGTGGTGGGAACGTCGAAGAACCAATGGCTGTTGGTGGTTATACATATAACCGTAGGTACCAGCTTCACGACCACGAGTACGTGCTGACCAAGAACACAACCAAATCACTTGAGAGTGTCGCACAGGGCAGGCTTACGCAGGAAAAGGTGATGGGGCTCCTGACGGGCGGCGGAAGCGGTATGACGTATAACGATAACAGGCAGTTCTCGCGTGGTCTCTCGGTTGACGAGAAGATAATAATGAGGCAAGAATTGCGACAGATGGTAGTGGAGGCATTCCGATGATAGCAGATTACACTCCAGACTATAAGATAGGGCTCGTCTCGAGCGGCTCGGGTTTTGCGAACCTCTCGGCTCTCGTCGTTTCCGGTAGCACGGTGAACGTGTCTTATCCTAAGTCCACTTACGTGCCTTACTCGTCCGAACAGCAGTTGATTTCGGGGTTGGTGAGAGGGGTTGGATACCCCGTGGCTACGTGGATTTGGGGCGCGATAACACGTGAAGAGCGCGACGCCTTGCGTTCATTCTGTCCTTACAAATCAGCGAGCGTGTACATCCGAACTAAGACAATGGACTCGGCTGATTCTTATGCTTCTTACTCTGCAGTCATGGTGTGGGACACGGACAACGAACAGCGTGATACACAGAGGCGTCTTGAATTCAAAATCACCTTCCAGACGTTGGTGGCACTATGAGTTACGACCCTGTACGCGCTCTAACGAGCGGAGAGCTGGCATACCTACGCAGCGACGGGCAGTACACAAAACTGCGGGCAATCATCGTGCCCCAGCAAACAGTGCTTGCCTGCAAATGCTCGGCGACCATCGTCAATAATGACGGGGTAACCACCGTGCCCATTAACACCATCACGAGCGGGTCTACCGCGAACGTTAAAAGCGGCATGACCGCTTATGTGGGGAGCGCGGCAGGGCTTGACGATTACGGCATGCTGCGGGTGAAGTCAGCTTCAGGATCTTCCCTCGAGATAGCAAGGCATTCGGGTATAACATGGACTCCCTCTGTATTTATAACAGTGGTAGACGAGTTCGGATTGTGGGCGAAATTGCCTGTGCTCGACCTTTCTGCAGAAACAGTATCCATAGCAATGGACGACAACATTTACTATACGAATCAAAACACACTCATGTCGCCGACACCTGTTTTCGGGTGCGACACAGCCGTGCCCTTCACGTCCGGCTCTCTGACCTACGATGCCACAAACTCCTACTGCCTTGATGGCTCGACTATCGACACCTACGCATGGGCAGTTTACAACGGGGGCTTATTGAGCGGGTCAATGGTGGTTGTAAGCGCAGGAGTGGCAAACTTTGTATTCCCTGCTGCTGGTTCTTACACAATCGAACTGACCATAACCGCTTCCAATGCCAAAGTCACAACCGGAAGGCGAACCTGCTACGTGTGGGGGGAGACGGGCGTTTACGCACCGCTCGACCAGATACAGGTTACTGGCATGACAGGCAGCCGCGATGAGGGTGGGTGGAACTGCAAAGTAACTGCCTACGCGGGCGCTGGTTCGGCAGTCAGGGACAGGGCAAAGGTCATCATCATTGCGGAAGACCGCTATCCGTCTAAAATCTCCATCGGACAGATGGCGGGCAGCGAGCATGTTGTCATGATTGGCGCGATTGGGGGTGAGTCGATTAAATACAACCGAGAATTCTCAACGGTCGAGTTCACTGTGCAGGGGGTGCAGTATTGGCTCAAGCAGATTACGGGACCTTCTACCTTCCTTGAGAGCGTTGCTGGTGTACCTGCCTACTGGACAGAAATTACAGACATGACCATTGATAAGGTCATTCATCACTTCATGTACTGGCGTTCCACGGCTATCGAGGTTATGGACGTTTACAAGAGCGGCAACATGCGCATCATCGGGGGCATGAGTGCGAGCATCGGCGCGATTTGGGAGCAGATTTACGACACTTGCCTGACCCGCATGATGGTCTACATCGCCACCGACCGCTACGGGCGCTTCTTCGCGTGGGAAGACCCGCAGGTGCTGCCCCTCGCAAGTCGCACAGGCATTCCTGTTGTGCAGGCGATTACAACCAACGACTTGATGGAAGATGTTGACCTCCAGCGCTCTATCGTAGACCCCGTTTCTTTGCTTGAAGTGGCAGGTTTGGCGCAGCAGGCGGGTGGCAGCGCGGTCGAGATGTATATGTCACGCGCTCCAGGCTCATTATTCTATAACAGGTACGGCGCGAACGACCAGAATGACCGTCTCGTCGTGAGCAATCAGGTAGACGCGAACATGCTCTCGGGAATGCTGCTGGCAAAGAAAAACAATGTTTACGGCTCGGTCAATTTCTCTCTCGCGCAGAACAACCGCATGATAGACATCGCGCCCGCGCAATATGTAAAACATACGACTACTGTTGCCCAGAATGTTAGGGGGGTGAATTATACGGATAAGCAGTTCCTGCCCCTCTCCGTAAGTTACAATGTGGACGAGAAGGGGGTGGTGGTGGTTGGGCTCGAGGCAGAGGGCGAGACAGACGGCATTCCGGGTTACACCGTCATCATGCCGCAAGAGCCGATTACTAACTACCCCGACGTCCCAAACCTGCCTACGATTGACTGGGTGTTCCCTCCGTTCCCTTGGATAGCGCCGGCAGCATTCGTACCACCACTGTCGCCCGATTGCTGGAGCGGGTCAGCCGCTTCTGGACCCTTCTCACTTCTTACTAACAGGCTTGTGGAATCCACAAGCCTAGAAGGTATCCTTATACCTTACTCAGGTTACATCAGAAGTGACACCAACCCCAACCGTTCGCGCTATACTCTTGTTGGCAGCTTCCAAGAGTTAAATACTGCCGGTCTACCGTCATATTATATGCCAAGAGGAAGTGGTGGCTCTTTTGTATATAATGAAGTTGCAGGTGAGAACTGGTATGATGTTGAAGCCTTGGATAGCGATTTGAATGTTGTAGCTTATGGTGAATCCGATGGAGTTGGAACTGGCGTTTTCCAAGTTCAAGATATAGATGGATATGACGTCAGTGGTTCTGGAACAAACTTCGCCTATATCAGAATCCAGACAACTCTATCTCCAAGTATCAGGGGTTCTACCGTAGACGTGATTTATGAGAGGTACGGTGGATGGACTGGTTGCGCCACTGACAGTGGTACCGTTTACTGCGGTAGCACATATACAGGTTTCAAAGACAGAACGGCGAAGGGTTGGAACTTCAACGGCGGTGGAAATATACACCACGATATTCTTGACCCGCATGTTAGAGGTGTGTTTGCAGATGGCGTGCAGTTAATAACAACCACAGGAGGAGGTGAGGGGTGGGTACACGTTTACGGAAGTTGGAACATGCCTGTTCTGGCAGGAAAAGAGAGTTGCACCAGAGTATTTTATTATATTGCCACCATCCACTCCCCAGTGACTATCGCTACGGGAGCAGCTGCTTTCGATGTTGATTATTATGTTAAATTAGGAGGTGGTTCTGGGTACGCATATCCTGCTTTTGGATGTTATACCTACAAGGACGCAGGTATTAATGACAATAATCTTTACCCCGAACCACTGGATGCCGCCTACACAATCGACATCACAATGGACATTGTACCAACCTACAAGATTCATATTGCCGACTTCTCGGTTAAGAACATCTGCCAAGCTGTTAGCGGAAGTGGGGTGGGATGAGCAGAAACACGGCACGCGAAGCGGTGAATAAAAGGCTCGGCAAGAAGCGAGACGTGCCAGAGGTGTTCAACGGTTTCTTGGGAAACTACGAGAACATCGTCTCGGTTCCCGGTAAGGTCAATTACGTTTACGTGACGATGGCGGATGGCATGGTTACGCAGGCTTACAATGTTATCGCGCCCGCGATATTGAAACTGCCAGTAGTTTGCGGGTACGACCAGAACCAGGGTACCTCTAAGTTATTGCAGGTGTTGTCCATTCGTAACCTGCCAAGGAATGAACAAAACACACCTTCCACGACCGTTCCAAACCACCACAAAACGCATGAGTGGTATCGCGGAACGGACATCGCCTACATCCAGCTTCGGCAGTTCATGCCACTGCGGCCAATGCCGGTAGACCCGATGTCTATCTACATCGCCTCTGGCATGGTGCATGTGGGTGGGGTGTGGCGAGATGCTGGAAATCAGACTGTCTCATTGGCTGAATACGTTCCCAGCACAGGCGGGGCGTACCCGAGACCATCAGGCAGCGCAGTCAAAGGCAAGTTTGTGTTAATCAGCATCGACAAGACGAGCGGGTCGGCAGTGGTCACATCCGGATCTGAGATTGGGGCTTATTCAATTGGATTAAGCGACATACCTGCTACACCAGTAGGGAACCTGCCTGTTTGCGCGGTTGTGCTGTATTACTTTCAAGAGCAGATTATAGAGGCGTTCAGCCGCTCAGATTTGATAGACCTAAGGTGGGGCATGTTTACGGATGGCACGAGTCATATCGTGCCTACAGGCATAACACCAGTGGTCGATTTTTATCTCACTGGATACGATAATATCTCCGGTTCATTCAGTAGTGGTAGCATGGTAAGTGGAGCAAGTGGTTCAGGCGCAGACGGATATCTGACATCTACGGATTGGAACAGATTTGACAAGTGGTCATTACCTATAACCAGCAAGGGCGACATGCTGTATGTCAAGGAAATTATGGAAGGCGGGGTAGTCTCCGGCTCGGTGCTGTCTGGAAGTGCTACTGCTATTTCTGTCTTTGAAGGAAATATCGCGGATAACGTACTGGACGGCAATGATGAGACTTATTGGGCCGGCTCTTCGAATCCTGTTGATGATGATTGGATTTACATTGACTTAGGTTCTGTTAAGACAATCGCTGGGTACAAGATTTATCAACCTCTTGATACTAATTGGAGTGCAACGCGCTTCAAAGTTCAAAAATCAAACAGTTCGTCCGGTTCATGGGTTGATATTGATGATGTTACTCCAGCCGCAGATACGATCACAAAAACATTAAGTGAATTCCATTCATGTCAATATGTACGATTTTATGCGGTAACTGGGGGTATTTGGTCATGGCACATTCACACAATAGAAATATATGAGCAAAATGATTCTGGGTTAGTACCCGTTTTGCATACTTCCAGCCTCCCCATCGGCGTGGAAGGCACTGTACTCACATCGGCAAGCGGAGTGCCGATGTGGATGGCGGTAACCAGCGGGAGTGGGAGTACCTCTGGTTCTCACAATGGTCTGGCAGGGTTGCAGGGCGGTTCGAGCGGGCAATATTACCACCTAACGAGCGCGGAGGAAGCGATAGCAACACAGGCGTCAGGGAGTGGGCAGGCGGGCTACCTCTCGGCAGCAGACTGGAATACGTTCAATGCCAAAAGCGGAAGCGGAGTTTTTGCCAAAGCCAAAGCACCCATCTCTAACTTCTATCTTACAGGGTACGACGCGACCAGTGGGTCATTCGCAAGCGGCTCCCCTATTGTTGCGATAACTGACCATACTGGATTAGCGAATATCGGCACGACTACTCATGCAGACATTGACTCTGCGTTGACCCGACTTTTATACACCTCTGGGTCAAACACAGGCGACCAGTTAATGCCCATCACGAAGCCACCTGCTGCAAACTTTTACCTCACAGGCTACGACTCGGCGAGCGGTTCGTTCACGAGCGGGAGCGTGACGAGTGCGGCAAGTGGAAGTCAGGTAGTGCCTACGAATCACCCTGCGGTAGCAGGTTACGCTATCACGGGGTACAGCAACGTCACGGGCTCAATGACGAGCGGCAGTCTTGTAACCGACCACGTGCAGCTTGCGAATATCGGCAGTAATACCCATGCGCAGGTTGATACAGCGCTTACGAGACTGCTCTACACGTCTGGGAGTAATACTGGGAATCAGATAGTACCTACTGCTAAAGCAGCAGTCAGCAACTTCGCCTTGACTGGCTACGACGCGGTCTCTGGGTCGTTCAGTTCTGGGAGTGTTATCGGCAACGCTGGCACGCTGGACGGCTCTCATGCCTCAGCCACGCCCACCGCCGCTACCGTTCCTATTGCTGATGCTAATGGCAAACTTGACGGATGGGTTTCTTCGGTAAGCGGATTGCTAATCCGAAACACAAATGGCGGACTTACTATTAATGCAAGCTTTTGTTATGTTGTTTCAGACGACTTTGAAATACTGGATGGCGAATCCCTCACAATTGAAGTTAATGGTGTACTGGAGGTACTATGAGCAAAATTATCCTTACCAAAATCACAACGCCGGACACTCCGACAAGTGGCAAAATAGCTCTATATGCTAAAACAAATGATAGACCCTACCTGAAAACAGACACTGGAATAGAACTTGGATTGCTCACGGTGCCGGATAGCGCAGGTATTGACGGCTGGACGCCTGTGACTGGCACGTGGACATACGCCAGCGCATCCACCATCACTGTGCCAAGCGGCGCGGCGGCAATTTATCAGGTCGGAGATCGTATAAAATGGACGCAGGCCGGGGGTACGCCTGGCACGGAACGACAAGGCGTTATTATGGCGGTGGCAGATACGTTACTTACAATTTTGACTAATGTTGATTTTGTTGTCGAAGCCGGAAAAACAATTGCGCTTCCGTATTATTCTCACCAACAAAATCCGCTGGGTTATAAGCATTGGTTCGCGTGTGCTGCTCCAAGTTTTACGGTTGCTGAAATAGATAACGGTTCTGGTGGACAGCCTACCATATCCGAGTACAGGGCTAAAGTTGATGGTCATACATATTCTGCTCATTTGCGAGGCAACGGGGTGAAAGCCACTGCTGCACCGTATTTTCACTTTACATCTCCCGTGGCGTGCATTAACACTACTACCAGATGCTCTTTAGGGCCAGTGTATATTAATGGCGCCGGAGATTCGTTTATCAGCGGAGCAGTTATTAATATTTCAGATACAGCGTTTTATATTGGCAGTATAACGTCAATGGCTGACAACGAAGTGCTGACACACTTTGGATTTACTATTAGTTTTGAGATTTAGCGCATGAAGCCCATCATCGACATTTCTTACTGGCAAAACCCGCGGAACATCGACTACGACAAGCTGTGCGCAGCGGCGGACGGCATAATAAAATTCAAAGAGAAGAAGAGGCAAACATGGTAGAACCAACAATCATAACAACATTAGTAAACGCAGGAGCGGCAGGGTTCGTCATACTGGTCGTGGTTTTATTTTTGCGCTTCCTCACTGAAGAGAGAATAAAGACAGCTGCGCAGCAAACCAGCATGTTGACTTACGTCAAAGAACAGCGTGACGACAACAACACCGCAAACGTAGCCGCAGCGGCTTTAATTGCCGACGCGCATACAAAAGCAGCTGACCAAATTGCCGCGGCACAGATAAAAGCAGCCGAACTTATTGCTTTGGTTCAGCAGAAAACCTCTGACCAGTCTGCTAGCACTTACGTGCAGGTGGCAGATGCGATGAAATCGTTAACCACCGAAATCAGGTTACTTAGAGACGCTCAGGCAGTTCACGACACCTCCACGAATGCGACGCTGATAAAAGTGATTAAGGCACAGACAAGTGCCACAAAAAAGATAGGAGTAACAAGATGATTACATTCACACCAGAATTGATTGCAGGTATTGTTGGTATGGCGATAAGCTGGCTGTTTAGCTGGTTCCCCATGTTACGCGAGGCGTTTGCCGCGCTCAAAGCCGAAGTAAAGAGCGGCATTATGCTCGCGACTATCGCCGTCGCCTCTGTGACGATTTACTTATTGGCATATTACGGGGTCATACAGACCGCCGAGCCGATTACTATCGTCAGACTTCTGTCAGTGTTCTTTGTGGCTACTACACTCAACCAAGCCGCATTCAGCATCACGCCGGAAGCGCAGAGTGTAAAGGACATCAGGACTGAAAAGGTTATCACCGATATTAAAATTGTAAAAGCAGACGGAAAGTAATGATTGTAGCACGTATGGTCTGGCACGTTGGCCACGTTTGCCATTAAAAAGATTAAATACTAGAGAATTGAATAGCTATAGTATTTAATCCTTTTTGGTGACCCACGTGGCCATGTGCCCATAAGTTTAATAATATTGAAACTTATTACTCATCGGAAAATCTCATTACATTGCTTGAACATATCGCAGTTTGAGCATTTGTTGTCTTTTAACCCAAAATTCATACCACCTGAGTTATATTCATCCCACATTGTTTTCACAAGCATGTTTGTCCTGTTGGTATACCCTGTTCTCGGGCTGTCAATGGTGTAAACAGCCGGAGCGCTCATGTTCTTGATAACAATAACGTAAGTAAACATGCCTGCATGCTTTGTTTCGCCAAGTTGATCCAACGCAGTAAGATAAAAATCAGGTTGATATTCACCGTCAGCCCTCGACCTGCTCCAGTTGTTCCAACTTGTCTTTATGTCATACGGCACGCAGTTGACGTCAATTGCATCGATGTAGCCAACAACTGAAATCGGGACTCCCGGCACGGTGAACTCGACCTTGCGTTCTATCATTTCTGGGCCTGCGACGATAATGCTGCTAAGGATATTTGAGGCCAGTGGATCCCTGATAATTGATTCACCAGTTTCGGCTAGCTCGTGGAGTACAGAATCCACCAGCGTCACACCTTGTTCTTCAAGGGTATCGAATAAAATTCGTTTGAACCCACCTGCGTACGCGGTTATTGGCTGCCCGTCCGACCATGATTTTTGGATTGCCCTATGCATTGCGGTCCCAAAAATTTGCGCGGGTGAGCTTTGTGTTTTCACACCGTGCTCGTACTTGAGTAACCACTTCCTTTTACAATAGAACCATAATGTAATATTTGAGTACGACAAATGTTTTAGTTGTAAGTCTCTCATCATATCTCCTACACAATGAACGATGCTTGAGCGAACTCAGACATAGTGATGCCCAACCAAACGCGCTGTCCGCGAACCTTGGAAATATCTTGGTTGTTTAGTTTCCGTTTCACTCGCTTTGAAAAAGCGTCTGCGCTCATGATATACCTAACGCCGTTCTCTTTCGCCCACCGAGCGAATGTTTGATATAAATCTGCTCGTGACACATGGCCTGCAGTGGATTCGATCACGCACTCGTCAAAGAAGGACTGAATAATGTCCATTTCTAGCCGGTACCCGGAAGTTGACGCGCAGACGATGTCTGGGTCTAACAAGCCAGATTTGTACCATTCTAATGAGCCAGAGACTAACCATGTAACGATCCCGGAGTACTCCGAACGCAGTTTGTCGTCGACCTCGTCCCGAGACTTTCTAAACTGTGGGGGAATCGGTTTCTCAAACGGGATCAATTTGATTCTACGCCAAATCGCGTCACTCATGCCCCGAATTATCGGCTTCTCATTGGTTCTAATCCATAGCTTGAAAAGCGGACTAAATTCGAATGGTTCCTTGAATTTCTTGCAAGCCTGCAGTGTGTCGCCCCCTGTGATTTGTTTAATCAGCGCTTCGCTGAGCCGCTGACTTTCCTCAGCCTCATTCATCGACACAAGTCGAACACCGGGTAACTTCGCTAGGCTGCTTGCTACGCGATTATCTGCCTCGGCAGACGTGATAACCTTCACATCGCTCATCTGCGCGTACGGCCCCAATAGATTTTGGATGGCCTCTAAAATTGTAGATTTGCCGTTATTCCCCTGCTCGCCCCAGCAGATAAATAAACACTGCTCGGAAACTGATCCAGTGATGGAATAACCCAATGCTCGCTTCATGTATGATATTAGCTCGGGGTTCCCGTCAAACGCTAGTTCGAGAGTGTGCTCCCAGAATGGGCATATCGCTTGCGGGTCATAATCTATTGGAATAACCTTTGTGATAAAAAGCTTTGGGTCATGCGGCACTAGTTCGCCTGTTTTCAGATTCACCATGCCGTTATTCATGTTGAGGTAGATCCTTGATTCCCGAGGATCCAACTGGTCGACTTCAACTCGAATTTTTTCTCGTGTTTTAGCCAGTTCAACTGCAGCATGGAGCTTCCCAATATTTAAGGAATTTTCCGCCCACTTGGCCCTGATCAACGCAGATTTGAAATTTTCTGGGGTTTTAGCATCCTCAAGCGCCTGGTCTCTCATCATCACCATGGACTCGGTTGCGTATGTCATAATTGTGCTCTCGTCGTCATCAGGAATCCAAGCCTTATCATTCCAATTCAACCAACCCATGCCCGGGGCATACCGTATTTTGTCGCTATAGAGTGACACAAGCCGATCGGCATTGTCACTATCTGTCTTCTCTATAATAGAGCGTGTTTTTGAGACACGCTCCTGATCAACTTTTTTATACGCACTTGAGACCGTCGCCTCGATTTCATCGTTAGTAAAATCTCTTGCCTCAGACTGATCGCGCCATAGTTTCACTGCTGACAGCGTGAACTCAACAAGAGCACCCTGCCGTGCAAGCATTAGCGCTTGATGATAGACAGAGTTATTGCGCTGCCCGTCAGTAAGTTCTTCGCCAGGAATCTGTCCGAACTCGGTTGCATTGATTATTTTTAGCAGCCATGCAGGTATAGGAATAGGTGCTACATCCCATGGGGCCGTTACCCACTCATACCTTTGACCACTCTCATGCAATGATGGTGGGATGACCGCCTGACCTCCGTCGCCGCGAATGTCTATCCCTGGGTATGAACGTAATGATGTATTGGTGACTGTGAGGCCCTCAGGCAGTGAGAAGTAATAGTGCTCACCACCGCCTCCTGTCTTGCAGACTGCAGTCTCAAACTTTTTTCTCATTGTGAGTTTTTTCCACTGCACGTCACCGCCATGCCGAGGATCAACATCAATAACTACAATGCCCGACTTTTTTCCAGTAACCACTCCCCAGTTGCACTGAGGGTACAATTGCTCCCATGACTCAACGACTTTCGGATCGCAAGACGAATTCTTGCCCCATTGTTGAATCAACGGAATTTTTCGTTTAGTGGCCAATGGAATTACGTGATAACCTAACTCTAAAATTTGTTTTATGTTGTTGTTCATGCTCAAATTATATACTAAATAAATTTTTGCGTCAAACTTAAAAAATTCTTTAGAAATGTTAACCTATTATTAACCCCTGTTAATCAAACATTAACACACAGAATTTCAGTCGGTGGTACACTTATATTAGAAACGTTCAAAACTAAAGGAGACTAAGATGGACACAAAGTATTCGCAAGCAGACCACCGACTAACCACAACTCTTAAGACTATCAAGCGACAAAGAATTGAGCTTGCCGAGCGTGATGCGTTAATTGAAAAGTTCGTTCGAACTGGCGATTGGCTGGCAGATAGTACTACATCAAAAAATCCCCCATGGGAAAGTTTGCAGCGTTCGATTTGGCGCGCTCTTAAAGATGGCTGGAAAGCAATTAAAGGAGATTAAAATGAAAAAATGTGGCAAAAATTTTTGGATAATGGATGATGACACGAGTCTTCTTTATACAGTTGAAGCTGGTGGTTTTTACTTTTTATCCGGCGTCACCGGCAAAACAACAAAAGTTTACAAACACATGGACGAAGCAACAAACGACTACGATAGCAGGAAACTAGTGTGGTTAAAAATGACAGATCCATACACGCAATATGACCCCGATTGGGTCTTAGAAACTCTATTGGATAAGTCCACTTCCGCAAACGGTTAGTCGAAAGCCCGTGGAGGCGGGCTCCAATTGGGTTGACCGCCAACTGCTGATGAGACAGGTCAAATAGGAGACAAATGAAGAAAATCAAGGACGACGTTTGGAACATGGATGAGGATGTTGATCTTATCTATTCGCCAGATGAGCAAGGGTACTATTTCCACAATTTTGTCACCGGTAAAAGAACTAAAATTTACCAACTCGCGTACGAGGCGACAATTGCCTACAAAAACAACAAGCTAACATGGATTAAGTCAGGAGACACAGAGTGACCGCAAATATTTTTGGTGAAAGATTTCTTGGACGCAGAGAGCCTGCTTGGCATGGTCTTGGGACCGTATTCACGGATCCAATTTCATCCAGCGAGGCCGTCAGCAAAGCGAAGCTTGACTTCGAAATCATCAAGGCCCCATTGATCGCTTCTATTAAAGAAGAGAAGTTCCTGACCGGCAAGTACGGAATTTTCCGTGAGCCAACGGATGATGATCCGGAATATCGGTACCTCGGGACTGCCTCCCCAAACTACGGGATTGTGCAGAACAAAGAGATAGGTGAAATCCTAGACCCTCTAACAAAGTTATGGCCTGTAGAGACTATAGGCGCTCTTGGCGCCGGGGAAACCATGTTCTTAACATTGGATGCCGGCATGGGTAAGGTCCACGGCGAGGATGTACGACAATTTTTCTTAATCACCGACACCCGCGACGGTGGAACCTCGATGAAAATCGCGTTCACACCTGTCAGAGTAGTATGTCAAAATACTTTGGTTAGTGGTTTGAGACAATCCATTGTATCCGCGGCCATCTCCCACGAATCAAACATCAACCACGTGTTACGACTTAGAGTCGACCTGCTTGGCAGGATGCAAAATGCGTTGCAGAAGACCATGTCAACTTTTGAGTTGCTGGCAAGTTCTGTTATTGACCTTGACGGTGTCAAGAATGTTATTGCTGTTGCCTACCCCATGCCAGTTAAACCAAGAAAAATTGCCTTGCTTGATGATTTTGATGATTCCACAGGACCCAAGATTCTTGGTGAGTTGTTTGATGAGGCAAAGGCTGCTGTGCAGTCATGGGAATACGCGACGGGTAGAATAAATGTGTTTAGAGAAGGCGCCCTGCTGAACTACGAAAAGATTTGCGACGAGCATTCCGCCATTGCCGGGACTCCCTGGTGCGCGTATAATGCCGTCACAGAATTCGCTGACTATCGAGACGGCGCGCCGAGCCTATTAGAATCCACCTTATTTGGTGCGAGAGCGGGCGAAAAAATGCGCGCCTTCCAGAAGTCTTATGAATATGCAATGGTGGGCAAGTAATGAGTTCAAAAGAGTTATACCATAAGCGAAAGGACACGGGGTTATGCGTTCTATGTGGAAAGTATGCAACGCATGGAAGCCGGTGCGAAGCGTGCTACGTTAGAAACAGGAAATGGTTAGCAGCACGAATATGCGACCCCGAGCAAATAATAATCGCAAAAGAAATATACCGCAAGCGAAAGGACGCGGGATTATGTGTTAAATGTGAAAAACCAGCGATACACGGGGTATATTGTGCAATATGTTATGCCAGGTGTAAAAATTGGGTAGCAGCAAGAACACCAGAACAAAAAGCAATTGCAAATCTAAATGGTTCAAAGTATCAAAAAAGGCGTAATCTAAATTTGAAAATTGAGGTTTTTGCTGCTTACGGTAGAATTTGCAAATGCTGTGGCGAGTCTGATATCAGGTTTTTGACCATGGACCACGTAAATGGAGGTGGTGGTAAACAAAGAAAAGAGCTTTTTGGTGCCCGTAGTTTGGGGGGTATTATGTTTTACCGATGGTTGAAGAACCAGGGATATCCAGAAGGATTTCAAATACTTTGCTGGAACTGTAACTCTGGGCGGCAGATTAACCACGGGGTTTGTCCCCACAAAGACCACTATAATGAAGGAGTGAAATGAAACAATTCATACAAGTTACTAAGAAAAACACTTTGGGTAGCAATCTAACTGAATTGAACGCGATGGACTCAGCGACTAATCTGTTCTGGGAGCATTCCGATTGGGCGGCCCACATCTCCAGATACGGTCATGTCATGGACGCTGTACAGCGGCAGCATGCTAAAACCATTCTCGACGTGGGTTGCGGCAAGCTCCAACTTCTCAAATACTTCTGGCGCAACCGCTCTCAATTCGACGGTGTCTTCACTGGTCTCGACCTTCGTGCCCGTGAAACATGGATGGAAGAAATCGGTTGGTCAAAAGGAGATTTGAACCTTGTTCAGATGGATGTGGTCTTGGACGACCTGCCCACTCAAGTTCCCCAGCAGTATGATGTGGTTGTTTGCACGGAAGTGCTCGAGCACGTTCCACGAGATAAGGCTGTGGAATTGATCAGTAGGTTGTACGACTGGACCGCTCCAGGCGGGACATGTTACTTATCGACGCCTAATGCCGGAGTCTCAGACTCAACAGCCGAAAATCACAAAGATGAGGACGGCGTTTCACGGGAATGGAGTTATCAGGACAAATTGGACATGGTCAAATATGCCGGATTTGAAGTATTAAATAGCTTCGGCACGTTCATCGCCCTACGCAACATACCATGGGATTTTATGAGCAACCCGCAGATTCAAATAATCAGAAAGATGCTGCCGTACGCATTCTTTACTGTGTTTGCCGCAGCGCCATTCCCTGACAGGGCGAATAATTGCCTGATGGAGTTGAAGAAATGATTATCACAATTGACGGGCCGGAAAAAGCCGGCAAAACAACTCTTATCAACGCGATACGCGAAATCCGCAATGGCACGACCGTAGTGCATTGGGGACCAGTGGAACCGGATGACAGAGTTTACCTAAAACCACTCAAGCAGGCTGCGGCCTCAGACCAATGGGTTATTTGGGACCGTTGTTGGCCGAGCGAACACGTGTACGGCAAAATGCTGCACAGAGACCGCAGGTTGGCTGTTGACCCATGGCTCGGCGAGTGGTTGTACGGCAGGGCCGTGCAGACAGCAGGCGTGAAAATCATACTCCTGCCTGACCATAGTGAACAACTGAAACGTCTGAGAGACTCCAGCGACCTACCAGTTGACCCAGAAGTTGAGACCGGCATGTATGAAAACTACGCGAAGAGCTTCCAATGGAAAGTACTGCATAACAATTACACGTCAACAGGACTGCAGGCAAACTATGACAGAATCCTAAAACTGATGATTCCTGTTGAGTATCAACTCACGAAGCCCCCGAAATACGCTGGTGACCTGCTTGCTGAAATTGTGTTCGTCGGTGAGAGCCTAAAATTAGGCTCAGATCTAAAACCCGCTGGGGCATGGCTGCCGTTCACAACGTATTTGACCTCGCTCTATGGCAGGCATCTCGGCAACGAGGCATTCAAATGTGGATGGACAAATATTGATTCTAGTATTACAATTGAGAATTTAGCCGACACGTCACTTATCGCGTGCGGCAAGAAGGCGGAAGCATGGTGTGAAAATGTACAACAAAGTGTAAGGCGTGTGAAAGTAGTCGCACTGCCGCATCCAGCATGGCTGTATCGCTACAACAATGCTGAAACCACCAAGAAGCGTATCGAGACAGATGCGATTCTACAAAATCTAAAGGAGACATTGAAATGAGTAACAGTAAATCTACGACCGAGCAGAAACCCCTCTTCGAGGGAATGATAGATCCCCCCAACGGCGACAGCGAAAGCACCGCCATAATTGAAATTGACGACGACACCCCAGCCCCGATGGTTGCGTACTCGAGCAAACCGATTTTTCGGCCCGAGGACATCACGCCCCCGGTCTTGAAACTGCTTCAGGGTCTTTCGCCTGAGGTGCAAGAGGGAAACGGTAAACCAGGCCAGTGGTCGCTTAGTGGGTACGACCCTGAGGCGTCACTAACGGTGGTTCCGCTCTCGTATGCACGCCGCCGCGAATATCGTGATGAGGACAGCAATTTCATTGCATGCGCCTCGTATGACGGTGAAACCGGTGTCGGCGAACCCGGTGGGCATTGCGCGGATTGTGCGATGAACAAGTGGTCGGGTGAGGGCAAGAACCGTAAAGGTCCGCAGTGCGTGTTCATGTATTCATACATGGTGTACATCAAGGAATATGAGAACGCTGCAATCATAAACTTCAAGCGAACCGGTTTAGCAATCGGCAAATCGCTGAACAGTGTTATGAGTCGGCAGGGCTTTGGCCGTGTTGCAATCACCCTAAGCTCGAAACTTCAAACCGGCGGTAAGGGAACGTACTATATCCCTCAACTGCTGCCGATCCCGAATAGCGCAGCAATAGAAGTAATCGAAAGTGCCAAGAACTTCTTCGGCGGTTAATTCATGCATGATATGGGAGGATCCAGCAGGGTCCTCCCAGGAGGGTTAAAATGAACTATTACAACCGGTACGTTTCACGGATTGTTTCACTAGGGGAAGCTCGGGCGCCAAGAGGGCTCGAGATAAAATCGCTTCAAGCAGAACGATTTGCCGTCAAGACAGGCATCACATACCGCAGGCCTATGGATAACCCGTTGATCGGATTCATGGAAGGCCTGCAATTCATTGCGGAAATCTTTAATAAAGATGCCATCGCGAGAATCGCGCCACATGCTCGACTCGACTTGTTCGGATTCAATTCAGCCTATGGCCCGAGGGTCATGGGTCAAACCGAAAAGATAATTGATGAGTTGATTAACGACCCAGCAACACGCCGTGCAGTGATGATACTGGCAAAGCCAGACGAGAATCTAGCGTTAAGACCTTGTACCACAAGCCTGCAGTTTCGTGTCAACGGGTACCGTCTTGATACGATAGTCAACATGAGAAGTTCGGACGCCGTGTACGGGTTGCCGTACGACCTCACGCAGTTTGGGATGCTAAGCATGGTTATTGCCAGCTGCGCAGGTTTTGTGACCAACAATCTGATAATTGAAATTGGTGACGCGCATGTTTACTTGGAAACCAAGCATCTGGCCTCAGGGTCGAAACAGTGGGAGTTCGAACTGCCTGATATAGAAATCCCAAATGGGTTGACCAGTCTTGACTCGTGGAAGGCATGGGCCATGGAAGCCATTGGGCTGCTTAGTCCAGGTTATGTAAACGACACCTTCAAATACAAGAAGTCAGAGGTCGAATCATGAACGATGTAGTCCTTGACCCTGTCATTGGGGCTCAACTATTGAGCAATGATGATGTGATTAGTTTCGATTTAGAGACCACGGGCTTGAGCCCTTGGAAAGATAATATCGCGTTGATGCAGTTCCACGGCCACACCACACAGACCCCTGTGGTCGTGCGGGTGGCTGATGGCGTTGTGCCTGAGGCGATTAAGGCCTTATTCGCATCGGGACACCGGCAGTATGTCGGCCACAATGTGGGTGGTTTTGATGTGTTGTTTTTAGACACCCATGGTGTCAACTGGAAGTGCAACACATGGTTTGATACTCTCATAGGAGAGGGTATGATTTCGACCACAGGCAGGCGTGACGTGAGCAGGAATCTTAAGAATTCTGTGAGGCGCCGGCTCGGGTTGACACTGGACAAGGATATTGAACATGGGAAATGGACTGCAGAGGTTCTAAGCGAAGCTCAGATGACCTACGCCGTGAATGACGTACTGTATTTGTACGACTTAATGAAAGAGCAGGTCCTGAAGGCTGACAGTCAGGGTCAAACTAAAGCAATTGAGATGGAAATGCAACTGGTTCCTATCACTGCTCAAATGACGTTAAATGGTTTACCACTCCTACCAGAGGTGCTCAACGCATGGCTCGACGAGCAACGCGAGCTTGAGGTTGTGAGTCATGATTGGCTCAACGAGCACCTTGGTTCGATAAACTATGCTTCACCAATTCAGATTATG